GTCAGGTTGAGTATGCCGATGTGAATGAGGCTTCTATAGGCATTACCCAGGTGAAAGTCGAGAGCGGCGAGATGGTAACGGTTGCTCTTCGTACCACGGGCAGGACCTTCAAGATTACCGCTAGCGAGGCAATGGCGGCTGGTGCGAGCTTTTACGGCGCAAACGACGGCAAGGTTCAGGATACGGATCCCGGGTCCGGGACGATACGAGGAGTTGCGCTAGAAGCGGCGACGGCGGACGGGGATATCATCGAAGCGATTATTACCGCTTAAGGATGGGTAGTATAACAACGGTTTTCGAAAAAAAGGAGGGGTCAAAATGGGATTAGAATATTCAGGAACTCATGCGAAACCGCGCCTTGAATTGGGCGTGGCGGTTATGGAGTATATCGAGCAGGCAAAGGAATTTATCGGGACGCTTTGCTTGCCGATATTTAAGACCAAAAAGAGAGAGTCCTCTTTTTCGGCTATCACCAGGGAAAGTATAACCAGGGACGCCGATACCAAGCGTGCGCCGCGTAGCGCATACAACCGTGATGGGTTCCAGGCAAAGGACCTTTCTTACAAGTGCGAGGAGCACGGCCTTGAAGGTGCCTTGGATGACGGAGAAAGAGAGATGTATGCGTCCGATTTCGACGCTGAGCTGATAACGTCTCAGATTACGGCTCGCCGCCTGATGCAGGCTCAAGAAAGAAGAGTGGCAGAGATCCTTTTCAATATAGCGACGTGGACAGGGGCGGATCTTTATACGGATCATTCCGCCAATCCTTGGGACAACATCGCATCCGACGTCATCGCGCAGGTGCGCGCGGCAAGGGAAAAGGTGCGGGCAAATTGCGGAATAGACCCCAATGCGCTTATCTGCAGTAAGGCGAACATCGACCGGCTGATGGACAATACCGGCATCAAGGATTCTATCAAGTACGTCGCTCGGTTGACCGAGGCGGAGATCCTCAACGCCCTGGCGGATATCCTGGGATTAAAGAAGATAGTCGTCGGGAAGGCGATCTACAACAGCGCCAAGGAAGGCCAGTCTTTCGTAAGCGCCGACATCTGGAACGACGATTATGCCATGATCGGCGTGGTTGCCGAAGACGGGCAGAATCTAGTCCTGCCCAGCGTGGGAAGGACCTTCTTGTGGGTATCTGACAGCCCTGATAACGCTACGGTCGAGTCCTACAGAGACGAAGTGCATCGTAGCGACGTATTCAGGGTGAGGCAGAATGTCGACGAGAGAATCATCGACAAGTACTTTGCCCATCTTTTGAAGGTAGACGCATAACTGGTCTTTTGAAGAAAGGAACGGTTATGGGGAAGGAGTCTATCCGTATAGTCCTGGCTCAAGCAAAGAATATCGGCGGGATAATCAGAAATCCCGGGTATGTCCTTTTGGAGGGGATGTGTCCGCAGAATCTGGCCGCTGATGAAATAGGAGAATCTATCCGGCTCGGCCAGGTAAAAGTAGAAGTCGTAAAACCGAAAGGCAAAAGCGAGGAGGCTCCTTAAACAGGGGCCTCCTTATTTTTTGAGGGATTGAGCCATGAGCCTTAAGGACAGATTTTCAGCGGATGTAATAGATTGTTTTTTAAATACGGCCGAGTTCGCGGAGGTGATTACATATACTCCCCAGGGAGGAGCCGTAAAGGATATCAATGCGATCGTGGTTCGTGGCAGGATTGAGCCGGGAAGCGAAGACCAGGGCAGGGGCCTGCAGAACCAGGCAGAGATTTATATCGCCAACGACGCCGCAGAAGGCGTCACGTCGGTGGATAAAAAAGACGATCGTATAACCCTGGATGACGCTGAGGGGATAAGCCGCGAGGCGCGCATCATCGAGGTTTTGCATAAAGATGCTGGCGCCTGGCATTTGCTTGTGGGGTGGTGATGCATGGTTAGGCTGACGGTAGAGATAGATACAAGACGCCTTGATAGAGCCATAAAGATTGCGCCGAGAGTCCTTAAGTTCGAGCTCGCCGACGGCATGGATAGGATCGGCAAGGGCTTCCTGAAAAGGTTCAGGCAACAGCAGCTTCAAGGGCCTCCAGGGGTGCGAGGCGCATCCGGGCATGGGCTATTCGGCACGTTCAAGCGGGTGTTTTTGGTTTCGCCTACCATCGAAGGGATGGGGACGCAGATTTTCTCGGATTCGAAGATCGCCAGGCTCCATGAGACAGGCGGTGTCGTGACGGATCCTGGCGGCGGCAGGCTTGCGGTTCCGTTATCGGCAAGGACGGAAATGTTCACTGCTCAAGGCAAATTGAGGTCAAGATTTAAGCGGCCGAGGGAATTGAAAAACGTGCATCCTATGAGATTCAAAGGCCAGACTTTCCTCGCAAGGGTGACCAAAAGGGCGCAGAAGATTTTACCTTTGTACGTATTGAAAAGGATGGTCAGGCTGAAACCGCGCCTCGGGTTTTACAGGACCTGGGACGGCCTGGTGAATTACAGGATCGAGATTCTCAATAAAGCAATAGAGAGGGCACTGAGGAAGATTTAAAGATGGAGACGGTAAGAGAGAGGATACTTGCGAATATCAAGACGACGCTGGAAGGCATAACAGTTGCCAATGGCTATAATTTCGATTTTACCGCCGAGACCGTCCAGCGCTGGTCAATGCACGGCAATAGGCTGGTGGACCTTCCCGCGGTGATAATAAGCCCGGGAAACGAGGAGGAGAAAAGCCTGCCTAATAATTTCGAGGAATGCGTATTGAGCGTTTACCTCGACGTATTCTTTGTGACCGAAGAGAATGACGCGGTGTCCACGGACACCCATTTGAATAGATTGCAGGGTGATATGAAAAAAGCAATTTTGCAAGACCATACCCGAGGAGGCGAGGCGATAGATACGGATGTCCTGGGGACGACTCCGTTCGAGACCACGGAAGGTCAGCCTTATGCGGGAATAATAATGGAGCTGGGCATAAGGTACCGCCATTTAAGGTCGGACCCAACCGCAAAGAGTTAAAAGGAGGGATGAGTTATGTCAATGTTAATACGCAAGAGGCAGTTAGCAGCCAAGATTGAGAGCGTCGAGGGCACGGCCGAATCCCTGGCGGCCGCAGACGCGGGGCTATTGGTAAATTTCAGCCCCAAGGCGAATTACGATCCGCAGATGTACCAGAGGAATCCGGTGCGCTCGTCGCTTACTAAGATGGGCAAGCTGACCGGCAAGCGTTCAGGAGGAATAGACTTTAGCATCGAATTGAAGGGTTCGGGTTCGCTGACAGAAGAACCGGAATGGGCAAAGCTGATCAAGGCCTGCGGGTTCGCTATCAACGATCTTAAAAAAATTACTATCGGAGCTATAACTTCTGGGCCGTTTCAACATGGAGAAACAGTTACCGGCGGCACGTCAGGCGGCACAGGCCGGGTAGTTATAGAAACAGCCAATGGCACCACTACTCTTTATTATGTGGTAATCTCTGGCGTTCTTCAGACCGGTGAAGTGCTTACAGGAGGAACTTCCGGAGCGACTGCGACGACAGGCTCGGTGCCTTCAGACGCCGGGCATGAGATAAAACCTATCTCAAGCTCGGTCCCTTCGCTGACCATGGGATTATATGAGGACGGGGTGCGGAAACTGCTCAAGGGATGCAGGGGAACGGCCAAGTTTAATTTCAAAATCGGCGAACCAGCAACCGTGGATTTCAGTTTCAAGGGCGTAGAGGCAGGAGTTACAGATACACCGTTACTTAGCGGGCTTTCTTTCGACGATGTGGTCCCGCCGGTTCTTTTGAACGCGGTGATGTCCTGCGACGATGTCTCCCTGAACGTCGGAGAGCTGGATATCGATATCGCCAATACGCTGGCGCCGAAGGATAAGATCGACGACGAGAAAGGCATCCTCTCGTTCATGATTACCGAGCGCGATACCCAGGGGTCGTTCAATCCCGAGATGGTGCTGGTAGCGACGCATGATTTTTACGATAAGTGGTTCAGCAATACGCCCATGGTCCTTGATATGGCCTATGGTGAGACAGACGGGAATAAAATCAGGGTGTATGCCCCGATCATTATCTATAACAAGGTGGATGACGCGGACCGGGACGGCATACAGCTTGCCCAGACATCATTCGATGTGACCGGTTCCATGGAGCCGGGAGACGATGAGCTGGCAATTTTACTCTTATAAAAGGAGGTGCTTTCATGCTGACTGGAATAGATGTAACCGCGACCAGGAAATATGTATCAAAGCTTGACCCGGACAAGGACAGCCCCACGGTCTTTCACATCGGCGTCATGGATCCGGTCTTGAGAGCAGAGATTGACGATGACTCATCGAGCTACGAGATGAGCTCCACGAATCCCAATGATAAGGCCAAGGTAAAGCTCAACTGGAACAAGCGCCAGATTACAGCCATCAAGTTTGGGCTGAGAGGCTTGGAGAATTTCCTGGATCCCCAGACTAAAAAGCCCATTGATTTCAAGTGCGAGACTATCCGCTATGCCGGAAAAATGAGAGACGCGGTGCCGGATAGGATTATCGCGATGTTCCCAAGCGAGTTGAGGACTGAGCTTGCAGAGGCAATATTGAACGAGTCAAGGCTTTCGGAGGACGGGCAAAAAAACTGATTGTGGCGGTTCATCTGGGCGAGCTTACCGTGAACTGCCGAAGTTGCTTATCCGGGAAGAAGACACGATGTGAATTCGAAGTGCCGGGACAAGAGATCTGGGAGTTGAACGGCGAGCAATATAAAGGGTGCCCTTTTAGAATCGTCACGCGGCAGTCGGCGAATTTTATCAGGGCATTTAATTTTTACAGGCTGGGATACCTGCCGAATCCCGGGGCATGGCTTGAGCAGTCGGCAAAGATGCTCGATGCCTTTGAGGTAATTGAAAAGGAATTGCAGGCGATTGAAATTGAAAGAATAAGAAAGAGGAATAAGGCCAAGCGATGACGAATAGAGAGTTATCCATAATTTTAAGGCTTCGCGATGAGGCTTCTAAACGCCTCGAAGGTATTCGAGGAAACTTGCAGCGGTTTGCAAACTCCTGGAAGCAGAACTGGCTTGCGATTACTGCCGCAGTTACAGCGGCCATAATGGCCTTGAATAAGGCGTGGCAGCTGATGGAGATGGGCGCAAAGGCAGAGCAGATCGAGGAAAGTTTTAAGCGCATGGCGGAAAGTGTCGGTATCAATTCCCAGGAGATGAAAAAGGCATTGATGGAAGCCTCGCACGCCACGGTCAATTTCTCAAACGTGGCGGATAAGGCCTCGGCGCTTATGGCACAGGGATTGAATATGGAGCAGGTTACCGCGCTCATGCGCCAGGCCCGGGTCGAAGCAAGGATATTCGGCACGACGACAGAAGAGGCGTTCCAGAACATCTCAAGCGCAGTCACCGGCGGACTGGTTACTACCTTGAGGAGGTCGTATGGACTTCAGTTGTCGCTTAAAGACGCGGCAGAAGAATATGCCAAGTCTACGGGTAAGACAACGGAAGAAGTGCAGAAATATCACATGGCACAGGCCCTTGCCAATCACATACTGGACAGGAGTAAGTCGCATCTTGAAGCGGTCAACCTTGAGATGATGACCAGTTACGAGAAGGTGCAGATGCTTAAGTCGCGCTGGAACGATTTCCTGGAATCTACCGGCCAGGTCCTCTGGCAGGTTCTGGGATTCCTGCAGGGATTTATGAACCAACTGGTGTCAGGTTTTTTTACTTTGCTTGAGGTAGCAACCACGGTATTCCAGAAAATGCTGGTGCCGTTGATAAAGCTGTATGAGCTTCTGGGCAAGCTTCCCGGGAAAGTCGGTGAGGCATATCGGCAGGCAGGAGAAAGCGTAAAGAAGTTATCCTCTGACATGGAAGTGAATAAAAAAGCCTTTGAGATGGCGTCGATAGAGAGTGCCCAAACCGCTATGGAGCAGTATGACCTTGTGTTTGCCAAGGTAAAAGAGACAGGTGATGACACGGCTGAGATCCTGAAGAACGTAGCCAGGCAGGTTGGCGATAGCGCAAAAGACGTAGCGCAAAAATTTAACGCTATGGAGGAATTTGCCAAGCAGTCCGCGCGTAATATGCAGAACGCTTTTTCCGATTTCTTCTTCAAGGCCTTTACCGGCGAGTTAAGGACTTTAAATGAGATATTCGTCGATTTCGGAAGGGCGGTTTTACAGATGATATCGAACATCCTGGCAAAACTGCTTTTGATAAAGTTTTTTACGGCTATGGCTGGAGCCAGCGGTACGATCTTCGGCGTGCCGGTAGGGAGCTTATTTCATCAGGGTGGGTTAATCAGGAAGCATCAAGGCGGCCTTATAAGGGCGCATAACGGGCTTGCTCCGGATGAGGTACCGATTATCGCCCAGACCGGAGAAGGCATATTGTCAAGGCAGGGAATGAGGGCCCTGGGCGGGCCGGATAATCTTAGAGCGCTTAATAGAGGCGAAGCCTCAGGAGCTGGAGGCGTGACGATTAATATCAATCAGGTCATCCAGGCCTGGGATGCGCAGGACGTGTGGCGCAATAGGAAGATGTTATCCAATGCCATTGCCGATGATATCTACAATAACGGAAAGATCCGTTCGGTGATCAGGAGCTATACATGAGCGACTTCAATTATACGCCGGACTTTGCAATCGATGAGACGGTTCAGTATAAGACGCTTGTTTCCGAGTTCGAGAACGGGGTCGAGCAGCGCAGGCGCAAATGGCAGAATCCCTTGAGAAAGTGGACGTTAAGATTTCAGCACAGGCCGATGTCCGAGATGAACGCTATCCGGGATTTCTTCATGGCCAGATACGGCGCGCTTACGGCATTTACCTGGACGAATCCCAACGATTCCGTGGAATATACGGTCAGGTTCATCGAGGATAGTTTCAAGTTCGTCCTGAAGGCGCACGAGATTTACGACTTTGAATTTGATTTTATAGAGGTGAAATAATGCCGAGGAATATCGATTCCACATTCAAGGCAGAAAAAGCCAAGCAGGAAAACCAGCCGATTTTCCTATACACCATTGAAGATTACGACGGTGTCAGCGATCTTCATCTTGCCGGATACGACACGGACATCACTTATAATTCGATTCTGTATTCGAGATTTCCTATTTCCCATGAGTTTGTCGGCGAGAACAACCAGGGACAAATCGACCAGATTAAGGTGAGGCTGGCCAACGTCTCGAGGCTTATCCAGTCCTACTTAGAGCAGTATGATTTCAGGGGAAAGAAAGTCATCATCCGCATGGTCTGGGCTAATCAACTGGCGGATCCCGATGCCTACATGGATGACGTGTTTTACATAGATAGTTATACGGCAGACCAGAATAATGTCGAGTTCACCCTGACGAGCAAGTTCGACGTGTTGGGAGTGGATCTTCCGGCGCGCAGGTATGCCAGGAATTATTGCAATTGGAAATTCAAGTCGCCCCAGTGCGGCTATGCGGGAGCTGAGACAGCATGCGACAAGACACAGCAGAGATGCAAGGAGCTGGGAAATTACCAGAGGTTCGGAGCTTTTCCTTCGGTGCCGACGAGACGGACATACATCATGTAGAAAGGCTTATCCTCGACAAGTATCTGGGAATTCCCTATAAACACCGCGGCAGGACGCTGGAGGGCATTGACTGCTGGGGTTTCCTGAAGCTCGTATACGCGGATCTGGGCTTCAGGTTATTCGATATCGAGGATCTGGAATACGGTCAGGCCTGGGGGCTCCGTAACAAGGATTATTTCAGGGAAAATTATGTCAATGATTGGGATAGGGTTGAGGCTCCCGAAGTATTGGATGGCGTATTGTTTTTGAACTCCCGGGGCATGGCAAATCATGCGGGAGTTATTTTTAAAGACAGAAGGTTTATCCATTGCTGTAGGGCAGGGGTGGTTGTGTCGAGGCTGGACGATGAGTCCTGGAAGAAAAGGATAGAGGGGTTTTACCGGTTAAGGAACAGGACATGGTAACCATACGCAACATAGAAAATCCTTTTAAATTAGATGAGGCGCAGATTAAGGAGCTTGCCTATTCGCGGGATAAGTCTGTCCGCGATTTCCTGGATGAATCCGGTTTTGATTATAAGGACAAAAGAATCATCGTCAGTGGAAAAAGGATCGATGATCTCGCGAGGCGGCTTGACAGAGGCGATGAAGTCATTGTTATCCCGGAAGTCAAGGCGCCTGTGGTCGCGATTGTTTCGGCGATAGTTTCGGCAGTCTGGGCAGTAGCTGTAGCTCATCCGTTTTTGTTTACCTTCTTTGTGCTGTCGATGGGTTACTCCATTTATCAATACATGAACCAGCCGAAGATGCCGGATTTCAATCTGGGATCTGCCGGACTGGATGAGGGTTCGCCCACCTATGGCTGGGACGGAGTCCAGACCATACAGGAAGTCGGCGTGCCTGTCGCGGTAGTTTACGGTGAGCATAAGATCGGCGGAAATATCATTAACCAGTTTTTACTTGATGACGGCGATAAGCATTATCTGAACGTGCTTCTGGCGTTATGCGAAGGCGAAATTGAGGAAATAGACAATATCGAGGTCAATGATAATCCAGTCGCAAATTTCGACGGCATAGATATAGTCAAGCGTTACGGCTACAATGACCAGGCCCTGATACAGGACTTCGAGGACTTACATAATCTTTATGCGGTCAATGTCAACCTCCTCAAAGACGATCCTCATGTCTATACAACCATAGATTCCGACGTGGAAGGATTCGTAGTCCATTTGAGGCTCAATAACGGCTTATACCAGCAGAGTTCCGGCGGAGGGATAAACAGCTGGAGTGTAACTTACAGGGTGGAATACAAACTACACTCATCAGGCACCTGGATCGATTTGGGCGAGACGACAATTTCCGACAACTCCCGCTCGCCTGTGCGCAGGACCTTCAGGAAATCCGGCCTTACTCCAGGGCAGTATGATATCCGCCTGACACGGACATCAGACGACAGCTCCCTTGATCCTTTGAGGCAGGGGGATTTGCTTTGGTACGAGCTGGACGAACTGAAAACCGATGACCTTAGGTATCCCAACACGGCGCTACTGGGATTGAAGCTTCTGGCAACGGATCAGCTCTCTGGCGCGATGCCCAATATCACGGTCGTCGTCAAAGGAAAGAAAGTCCTCATTCCCAATGTGTTGAATGGCGCGACTCCCGTTGATTGGGAAGATTACTATTGGGACGGAACGAATTACCGGTTGTTGTCGGATGATACGCTTCTTTCCTGGGACGGTTATACCTATGTCGAGAAATACTCGGCTAATCCGGTGTGGTGCCTCAAGGATTTTCTTACGAACCCAAGGTATGGCTTGGGCGAATTTATCTCTACCTCAAACTTGGACAGCGCGTCTCTTTTGGCGATGTCGCGCTATTGCGAGGAAAGAGTATCCGATGGAAACGGCGGTTACGAGAAGCACTTCAGGCTGGATGTGGTTATTGACAGCAACACCAAGGCTCTTGACCTTTTGATTCAGTTATGCGCCACGTTCAATGCCATGCCGGTATACAGCGCAGGCGGGATATCATTCAAGATCGACAAGCAGGCCACTCCAACGCAGCTCTTTGGCATGGGCAATATCATAAAGGATAGCTTTGCCCAAAGCTGGAAGACGCTGAAGGAAGTGCCTAACGTCATAGAGATACAATTTATGGATAAGGATAAAGGATACCGCCAGGAAACAATCGCTTATATCGACGAGGAAGCTATTGCCAGCGGTGAGCCGATGCGCAAAAGCCAGCTCAGGTTGTTTACCACGCGCACGAGTTACGCGGTCCGGGCCGGACGATATGCCCTGAAGGTGGCAAAATACATTAATCGCTCAATTACCTTCAAGACCGGTATCGATGCTATCGCCTGCCAGGCTGGGGACATTATTTCGATTTCGCATGACGTGCCGCAGTGGGGTTTCTCGGGCAGAGTTCAGGCAGGCTCGACAACGACACTGGTAAAGCTCGACAGGACAATGGAAATCGAAGGCGGGAAATCTTACAAAATCCAGGTCAGGTTTTCCGATGACATTATTGAGGAAAAATCAATTACTTCTCCTGCAGGAAGTTATACAGAGGTGCAGTGCGAGGCGTTTTCAACCGCGCCGCAGGCCTTTGACGTGTATGCCATCGGCGAGACGAACAAGGTCAAGAAAGATTTCAGAGTGGTTTCGATCCAAAGGGAAGGCCAGAGCGAGTGTCAGGTGGCGGCCCTGGAATACGATGAGAATGTCTATGACGATAGCGATGTGGTCCTGCCGGACAATAACTATTCCTCTTTGCCGTTTAGCATTCCTTTGGTCTCGAATGTGACCCTGACCGAGAGGGTGCTGACTCTGGCGGACGGCACCGTAGAAAATTCGATAGACGTATGCTTCGAGCTTCCGGACATGAGCGACTCGGAAGTGGTGAACAGGTTCAAGGGAGTGAACGTTTACTATTCGGATAATAACGGCCTAAGCTGGCAGTACGCAGGCTATACTGAGGGAAACAACATCTCGATAATCGGCAACATAGAAACCGGCGCGACTTATCATGTCTGCGTGGTGAGCGTGTCTTACGATGGCCAGGAAACCGCGAAGTCCAGCTCGCCCACTGAAGAGATTACCATTACCGGCAAGACCACGCCGCCCGCTGATGTAAGTAATTTCTCGTCTAACTTCGACGACGACCTGGAGCTTACCTGGGACAATAATCCCGAGAGGGATATCGCGGGCTACGAGATAAGAGATGAGGATGCAAATTGGGGCGTAGACAACGCCAACCGGATTTACAGAGGCCAGAGCAATAACTACGCCTACCAACCGGCCGTAAGAAACCCCAGTACGTTGTATATAAAGGCCTTCAATACGAGCGGGCTGTATTCGCAAACAGCCCAGAGCGTTACACCTGTCAACGGCGTTCCCGCAACTCCAACCGTCGAGGCAACGGGATTTTTCAGCCTGGCAATGCTGAAATGGACGGACGCGGCAGACCCTGATTTACAGTATTACGAAATATGGCAATCGGAAACGGATGAATGGACCGGCGAGGAAGAGCTTATACATAAGACAAAGGGCAGGTCTGCTCTTATCCGCGTGCCGGAAGAAACAGGCACTTTGTATTTCAAGGTGAGGGCAGTGGATACCTATGGCCCGGGCGGTTTCAGCATAAGCCATGGAGTAGATTTCGAGGGAGTGGAGATTGGCCCCGGAAGCATTACCGAAACCGAAATCGCTGACGATGCCATAAGCACGCCGAAACTGCAGGCCAACTGTGTGACTGCGGCCAAGGTTACTACCGGCGAATTGATTACTTTAGCCGCGCAGATAAAAGACGGCATAATAGAAAATGCCAAGATAGCCAATCTCGACGCCGGGAAAATAACGACTGGAACATTAGACGCCAATAGAATTGGCGCCGATTCCATTACGGCAGACAAGCTGGATGTCAACCAGCTTTCAGCTATTGCGGCTGATTTGGGAAGTATTACCGCGGGAACCATAACCGGTGCAGTATTGCGGACAGCCGCAAGCGGCTCAAGGGTAGTCATGGATAGCGCCGGGCTCATTGCCTATGACGATGTCTCAGCAGAGATCTTTAAGATACTGACTACCGGCGTAGATGTGGGAGATGTTATCTTCGGCAATATTGCTGGAGCATATATGAAATGGGATAGGTCTCTGGGCGCGCTCCTGGCAGGAGATATACAAAGTCCGGATTATGTCGAAGGAGTCTCAGGCTTTAAGCTGACGAAGAACGCAGGGCTTAAAATCTGGACAGGGCAGGTGAATATAGAGTCTTTGTCAGGAATCATTACTCAGTTAAAGGAAGCCACTACGGCCAACCAATCCACGGCTTCCGACGCCTTCGCCGATTTATTAACGATAAACTTGACGACGCAGGATTCCAATCTGTTGATAATCTTTTCTGCAGGAGATACCTATGGGAGCACGGACGGATGCCTGGTCGAATTCAGGATACAGGTTGACGGCGTAACCAAGACAGGGGCTATTTACGGTATTGATGACATAATGGCAACCGGAGTCGGCGGCGAAGCAAATCTGGAAACCGACAACGCCGGAGACCACCAGCACAATATCAATGCAGGTTGCGAGTATAGTCCGGATTGCGATAGCGACGGAGACCATGACCACCACTTCGATATAGATGGCCATGATCATGAGGTAGAGACTTTTAACTGGAGGGTTCCGCCAGCGTTACAGAAGTTCGTGGCGGTAAGCGCAACTTCTCATACCGTGAAAGTCCAGTGGAGAAGGACTGGCTGGGGAACAGCTTATATCGGCGGCACCTATGGGGCGCAGTTGACGGTCGTAGAATTCAGGAAAAGCGGGACATGACAAGGATGGAGGGTTAAATGCTGGAGGAATTGAAAAAACAACTTAAGCAGTTGGAAGTTACAGCCGCGCAGCTGAAGGAGTCACAGGAGAAGGCGAAGATAGCTTATTGGCAGACTGTGGGCCGCATGGCTCAGCTTGAAGAGATTATTGGAATGCTGGAGCAGGAAGCGGCGAAAGACAAGGAAACAAAGTAAAGCCATGAACGAAAAGACCGTACCTGAACGACTGGCAGTTATCGAGACAGAGATTACGA